ATCAACGATATTTGGTGCTATGAGTGCCAAAGTAAATACGATCATTGACTTTTTCTTTGGAGGATCGTCTAAAAAAAATGACAAAGAAATAAAACAATAACTAATTTAATTTAATAAAATGGCAAAAGTAAAAACGCCTAAGGTGAAAGACCTTAGATCAGAAAAAATTACAAAAGAACAATTAACTTCAATGCAATCTTTAGTATCAAAAATAAACAAGGTAACATTTGACCTTGGTACTATTCAAGCTAGGAACCATGAGCTACTTCACGTTTACGGAGAAATAAACGGTAAGATCCAAGATTTGCAAGAAGAACTAGAAAAGCAATACGGAACAGTAGATATTGATATTAAAGATGGAACAATTAAATATAAAGACGAATCACATAATTCGTAAAATTACAATAGGTAAAGATTATAAAAACGACTCTATGCATTATGCTGTAGGTCAAGAAGTGTATGGCGGTCACACTATATGCGATATTGTAGAAGAAAAAGATAAATACTCTGTGTATATTAAAAAAGATAGAGTAGTTATTCCTTGGAAAGACTTTAACAAGAACATGGCTATATCTGTTGAATATAATCTAGAGTATTGATGAACTCGATATACGATTTCATAATAGAACCTTTTGGGGAAAGATACAATAACAAAAGCGGAAAACTCATAGTTAACACGGACATGAGCGATCACCGATTTGTTAACAGAACAGGACGAGTAATTTACACGCCAATAGCTGTTAAGTCTAATATAAAAGAGGGTGATTTAGTTATAGTACATCACAATGTTTTTAGAAGAATGCATAACATAAAAAGCAAAGAAGTTAACAGTAGAAGCTTTTTAGATGAAAATAAATACTTTGTTAATCCTTCTCAAGTGTTTGCATACAACGACGGTAAAGAGTGGAGACCTACTGAAGGTTTTGTTTTTGTTAAACCTATAAAAAATAGATCTAAGTTTAATGTAGAGCCTACAGAAGAACTTAAAGGTTTAGTAGCTATGGATGGCAATGGTTTTAAAAAAAACGATCTTGTTGGTTTTGCTCCAAACAGTGAGTACGAGTTTACTATTGAAAACACTCTTATGTATAGAGTGATGAAAAAATTTATTACAATTAAATATGAGTGTGAAGGAAACGAAGAAGCGTATAATCCAAGCTGGGCATAAAGCGGTTGAAGAGCTGATTAAAGTAGCTAAAGAAGCTATTGTTGATAGTGATGATGATATATCAGCTGATAGATTAAAAAATGCTGCAGCTACTAAGAAGCTAGCTATATTTGATGCATTTGAAATACTCAACCGTATACAAGAAGAAGAAAATATTTTGGAAGGAAAGACACCTGAAGAGAAAGAAGAAAGAGTATTTAAAGGCTTCGCGGAAGGCAGATCGAAATGAGTTACAAGCAAAGTTTATATAAAATAGTTGAACCAGTTAAGAAGACTACTATAAGTCGACTTAACAAAAAACGTAAATGGAAATATGGATATGATAAAGAACATAATATCGTGGTTATCTCTAAAACTGGACGCATTGGACAAATACTGGAGATTCAAGGTTTGCGAATTGGGCTGCCGGCTGAACCGCAAAAGCTGCGAGTGCATAACAACAGGTGGCAAAAAGTAGAGTACCCAAAAGAACTAAGCAAGCTTAAAAATATTTTTGATTGGAGAGCTTACCCAGAAGAAAGTAAGGACAAGTGGTATGACTTCATAGATGAAGAGTTTAAACGTCGCGAAGAAGGTTATTGGTTCGTAAATAATGATAAGCCAACCTATATAACAGGTAGCCACTACATGTATTTACAATGGAGTAAAATAGATGTAGGTGCTCCAGACTTTCGTGAAGCTAACAGATTGTTTTTTATATTTTGGGAAGCTTGTAAAGCTGACGTTAGATGCTACGGAATGTGCTATTTAAAAAACAGACGTAGTGGTTTTTCGTTTATGAGTTCAGCTGAAACAGTTAACTTAGCTACTATATCGAGTGATGCTAGATATGGAATACTATCAAAAAGTGGTGCTGATGCTAAGAAGATGTTTACAGACAAGGTTGTTCCAATATCGATCAACTATCCGTTCTTTTTCAAACCGATACAAGACGGTATGGACAGACCTAAAAGTGAACTTGCTTATCGCGTTCCTGCAAGTAAGTTTACGCGTAAAAAAATTACGGCGAACGAAAAGCAGGAAGAGTTGGTTGGACTTGACACTACTATTGATTGGAAAAACACAGGTGATAACAGTTACGATGGTGAAAAGCTTAACTTGTTAGTGCATGATGAAAGTGGTAAGTGGGAAAGGCCTGATAATATTCTAAACAACTGGCGCGTAACAAAAACTTGTTTACGTCTTGGTAGTAGAATTATAGGTAAGTGTATGATGGGTAGCACTAGCAACGCGTTGGACAAAGGTGGTCATAACTTTAAAAAGCTATACAATGATTCAGACGTTGCAAAGAGAAATCGTAATGGACAAACAAAGTCTGGTTTATATTCTTTGTTTATCCCAATGGAATGGAACTATGAAGGATTTATTGACCAATACGGACAACCTGTATTTAATAACCCAGATCATGATGTATTCGGACCCGATAATCAATTGATAGATTACGGTGTAATAAATCACTGGGAGAATGAAGCTGAAGGATTAAAAGATGATCAAGATGCATTAAACGAATATTACAGACAGTTTCCAAGAACTACTGAGCATGCGTTTAGAGATGAAACAAAAAACAGCTTGTTTAATCTAATTAAGATTTACGAGCAAATAGATTATAACGAAGGAAGCAGACATAACACACACGTTACTACTGGCAGCTTTAGCTGGGTCAACGGTATTAAAGATACTCAAGTTGTTTTTAATCCAGACTTAAACGGTAGGTTTAAAATAAGTTGGGTTCCACCTGCAAGACTTCAAAATAAAGTATTGATAAAAAATGGAGTTAAGTACCCAGGTAACGAGCATATTGGCGCTTTTGGCTGCGATAGTTATGATATTAGTGGTACTGTTGATGGTAGAGGATCCAACGGATCTCTTCATGGATTAACTAAGTTTAGCATGGAAGATGCTCCACCTAGTTCATTTTTTTTAGAATACATAGCAAGACCACAAACCGCTGAAATATTTTTTGAAGATATACTAATGGCTTGCGTATTTTATGGTATGCCGTTACTCGCAGAGAATAACAAACCAAGATTACTATATCATTTTAAGCGTAGAGGCTATAGAGGTTTTAGTATGAATAGACCAGATAAGGTTTGGAATAAGTTGTCTGTTACTGAAAAAGAAATAGGTGGTATACCAAACTCTAGTGAAGATATAAAGCAAGCACACGCTGCGGCTATTGAGATGTATATAAACAATTTTGTAGGACATCTAGGTGATGGCAACTATGGCACTATGTATTTTAACGAAACCTTGAATGATTGGTCTAAGTTTGATATAAACAAAAGAACTAAACATGATGCCTCTATAAGTAGTGGTTTAGCTATAATGGCCTGCAACAGGCACTTGTACACACCTAAGTTTGAAAAAGAAATAAAACCTATAAACCTTAAAATTTCAAAGTATAATAACAACGGATATTCTTCGAGAATAATAAACAATTAAATATGACTGAGTCAGTACATGTTAATTTTCCATCTCAGGTAGTTAGTGACCTAGAAAAGCTTAGTAGTAGCTATGGCTTGGAAGTTGCAAGAGCTATAGAGCAAGAGTGGTTTCAAGGTAATAACGCTGGTAAATATTTAGATAATACAAGCGTTTATCATAGACTAAGACTTTACGCTAGAGGTGAGCAACCAATACAAAAATATAAAGACGAGTTATCAATAAATGGTGACTTAAGCTATTTAAACTTAGACTGGAAGCCAGTTCCTATAATTCCTAAATTCGTAGATATAGTTGTTAACGGTTTAACTAGTAGATCCTACAATATTAAATGCCACTCTCAAGATCAGTACGGCGTTAATAAAAGAACAGAATACATGGAGTCTCTATTAAGAGACATGCAAGCAAAAGCTTTTAATGATAAAGCGGCTGCGTTGTTTAATGCTAATTTAAACGAAAACAAAGATACTGAAATACCAGGCTCTGAAGAAGAGTTGCAGCTGCACATGCAGTTGAACTATAAGCAAGCCGCTGAAATAGCTAACGAGCAAGCTATTGAAGTTTTGCTTAAAGGTAACAACTATGATTTAATTAGAAAAAGACTTATAGAAGACATAACTGTATTAGGTATAGGTTGTGTTAAAACTAACTTTAATTTTAGCGAAGGTGTAAATGTAGAGTATGTAGATCCAGCTAACGTAGTTTATTCACACACAGAGTCTCCAGAGTTTGAAGATATATATTACGTAGGTGAAGTTAAAACAATACCTATAAATGAAGTTGTTAGACAGTTTCCACATTTAACACAAGAGGATTTAAAAGACATTAACTCTTCCGCTAAAAGACCTAGCGGTAGATATACATACAGAGAAGTTAACGATAAAAACAAAGTTCAAATACTG